CGCTGGCCAAAGCGTTAAAGGCCGCTGCATGACCCAGCGCATGAAGGTGCCTTGCTACAACTACCAGCAAGCCGTTGTTGACATGAGGCCAGCACTTGATTGGCTCAAAGCCATGCTTACCGCAGGCCATCGAATGCAAGTGGAAATCAAGAAGCAGACCAGAAGCCTGGAGCAAAACGCACGTTTATGGGCAATGCTGACAGACGTTTCAGAACGGGTTGAGTGGTATGGCCGAAAGCTCACGCCAGACGATTGGAAACACGTTTTTTCAGCTTCGCTCAAGAAGCAGGACGTAGTGCCAGGGATCGACGGTGGATTTGTCGTCGTCGGCTTGTCTACCAGCAAGATGACCATAGCCGAAATGAGCGACTTGCAAGAGCTTATCTCAGCCTTTGGCGCTGAGCGAGGCGTTAATTTTCACGACTACCAAGGGCATTGAATGGCGCGAATGAATCTCACTGATTGCGTCAATGACGTAGCACCAAAGCACCCACCGTGCTTTCTGAACCAAATCCACTGGCTGGAATACCTGAAAAGTGCCGCCAGCTGTCAAAACCACAAAGGCGAGCAGAAGGTGATTCTGTTGGTCGATGGCAATGTCACATTCAATAAGCAGCTTGATTTTTGTCAAGACTGTGAAAGCCGTGAGCACCAAAAAATGCGGGGCACGTGCAAACCAAACCATTTGACTGAGGGCGAAGCATGAATCTCCAAGGGTGCATCGAGACGGTGCGTTTAACTATCGCAAGCATTGGCCCAGCAACCGCAAGGACGATTGAGCAGCACCCAGATGTGGTCAAGGCTTGCAAGAGCAGCAAGACAAAGGCACGAAGGCACATTGACAGGCTTGTGGCCTTGAATAAAGTCCAGTGGGACCAGCAGAAGCAGATGCCACTGTATTGGTGTTAAACCTATTGACGGAGAAGTCGCAATGACTGAAAAATCAGAAACCAAGGAAATTGCTTGCAAGCATTGCAATGCTAAGTTCGTGGCCAAAAAAGACCATGGCGTTTTCCCAAAGTTTTGTTCACGTGCGTGCTTTGTCGCAAAAGCAGTTAAGCCAGAGCCAAAGGAGTGCGCCTCTTGCGGCGGCTTATTTATGGCAGAAAGAACAAAGACCGGTAAATCAGACGATGGGCTTCGGATTTATTGCTCTGACAAGTGCCGCCACGAAGGCCTAAGAACAGCACTGATCACAAATTGCCTTCAATGCGGGGCGACATTCAAAAAACACCAATCAAGAATAGCAATCAGCAAAGAGGATGGATGCTGTTCTGCAAAATGCAAAGCAGAGTATTACACCGGGGCATTGTCGCCAGCATTCAAGGGTGGTCACTACATTTCAAATTGTGCTGGACATGGCTTTACATATCTGGTGCGCAGCGGGTATGTGGGGAAGCACATTCAGAATCACAGACTGGCAGCATCACGATACCTTGGGCGGATGATTGAGCGTGGCGAGGTTGTCATCCACATAAATCGTGACAAAACAGACGACAGTCGGGAGAACCTGTTTGTTTGCGCGTCAATGAGTGAGTACGCAAAAATCAGATGCGGATCACTACCATGGCCAAAAACAACAAACATCGCACTTATAGCCATGGAGTTAAAGGTGTTGACTCCGAATTAAAAAGCCACAAACTTCCTGCACCAAATCATTCGCAGGAAGTACACCATGGCAACAGCGCCGCGCAAGAGTGCGACGAAGACGGTAGCAACACCCAAGGCCAAGCGCGCAGACTGGGATGCTATCGAGCGGGATTACCGCACTGCCAAGTTCACCCTTCGAGAGTTAGCCGAGAAACACGGTGTAACCCACACCACAATCTCACGCAAAGCCGAAAAGCTCGGATGGTCAAAAGACCTGAGTGAAGCTATTAGGCAGGCCACAAACACAAAGCTTGTGCAACAGTCTGTGCAACAGCAATGCACCGTTGCGCACCAGAATGCAACAGAAGTGGTGCTTGTTGCAGCCGAGATAAACACCCAGGTCATTCTTGGGCACCGTCAAGGTCTACGCGACATCACAGAGATCAAGCACCAACTACTCAATCAGATCCGCCAGGCAGCAGCCAACATGGACGATCTGGCCAAGGTCATTGAGATGGTGCGCAACCCAGACGACAACGGTATTGACCGGGCTAACGATGCGCTCAAGAAAGCCATGGGACGATCATCGCTGGTGGACGACCTGAAAAAGCTGGCTGATGTGGATGAGAAGGTTCGCAAGGGAGAGCGCGAGGCTTTCGGCATTGAATCCATGGCTGACACGCCAGATGCGGCCAAACCAAAGCGCATCACCCTTGAGTTTGTCGATGTGGCGCCCCGCTTTGAGTGAGGTGATCGACATCAAGGCGCAGTTCCCAAAGGCGCTTCGCCCGCTTGTGGAGCCAATGCGCTACAAGGTCATGCATGGCGGACGTGGTGGCGGCAAGTCGTGGGCTGTTGCCCGTGCTTTGCTTGCCATGGCATCAAACGAGCCACTTCGCATCCTATGCGCACGGGAAATTCAGAAGTCCATGAAGGATTCGGTTCACCGCCTGCTCAAAGACCAGATCGTTTCAATGAACATCACTGACGAATTCGAGGTGTTCGACACGGAAATTAGGGGCAGAAACGGGTCAGTCTTCCTGTTCGCTGGTTTGCAGAGTCACACGGTTGACTCGATCAAGTCGTTCGAGGGGTGCGACCGCGTATGGATCGAGGAGGCCCATGGCGTCAGTAAGAAGTCTTGGGACACACTGATCCCAACGATTCGCAAGCCAGGCAGCGAGATTTGGCTGACGCTAAACCCTGACATGGACACGGATGAGTCATACCAGAGATTCATTGCCACGCCCAGTGATGACACATGGGTGCAGCAAATCAACTGGCGGCAAAACCCATGGTTCCCAGAAGTGCTCAACCAAGAGCGCAAAAAGGCCGAGCGAACCATGCTCAAAGATGATTACGAGCACATCTGGGAAGGAAAGCCCAGGCGCGTGGCCGAGGGCGCTATCTATCGCCATGAGATTGACGCGCTGTTTTCTGATGGCCGGGTGCGTGATGTGCCGTATGACCCGCTGTTGCCTGTTCACACGGTATGGGACCTTGGCTGGAACGACAGCATGAGCATTGCATTCGTTCAGCGAGGCCCAGTTGATGTCCGAATCATCGACTACATCGAGGAATCAAACCGGACGCTTGACTGGTATGTGGCCGAGCTTGAAAAGCGCCCATACCGATACGGCATTGACTTCATTCCACACGATGGCAGGACACGCGACTTCAAGACTGGGAAAAGCACCGAGGAGCTGCTGACAGACATGCGACGAAAAGTAGATGTCCTTCCAGTGGACAGCATTGAGGAAGGCATCAAGGCCGCGCGCATGGCATTTCCAAAGTGCTATTTCGACAAGAACAAGACTTCACGATTGGTTGAGTGTTTGAAACGCTACCGCCGCCAAATCAACGAGCGTACGCAAGAGCCAGGTGCGCCACTGCACGACGAATTCAGCCATGGCGCAGACGTTTTCAGGTATTGCGGCCAGTCAATCGACCTGATGAGCAACCACGTTTCAACCAAGCTCGAATCATTCAAAAACCGTACCAGAAGCTGGAGATAACCCATGATTCTCAGTCCAATCATCACGCCTGACGGTAAGCCAATGTGGTCAGCCGGTGGCAATTCGTGGAAAACCAAGGTTCACCGTGGCTTTGTCTGCAGCCTGGAGTGGATTGGCGAGGGCAAGAAGTCTCAGCCAGCAATGGTGATCTGGCCAGACTCAAACGTGTTCGCAAGCCGCGAGGGATCTGGTTTGTGGGTGATCGGCCGGCGCGCCATCACAGAGTTTGTCGGCTTCAACGCAAATGACAAATGCACTGGTGGCCCAAGTGAGCATTGCTTGCGTGAAGCAATGCTAGCCCTGCCAATTCTGGACAAAGACATCAACGACAAAGAGGCCTTGAGCGCATTGGTGGATGTGGTGGTGACTTTCGCGCCAGAGCTGATCTTGATGCCAATTGCACCGAAGTCAATCAAAGAGTCTTTTGAAACACCAGCCCTTTGGGAAATGACCGTGACTGACAAATCCACGGGCAAAACAATCAAGGAAGAAACTGTATGAACGGACGAAAAATGGATGAGGCGAGTGTTCGTGAACGGCACGAAAAGCGCAAAAACTGGTTTTTGGCTGAGGCGGCCAGGCAGGCAACTAATCGGATGTTGATGGCGAAATGTGAGAATTTCTATGACGGCAACCAGTGGACACACGAAGATTCAGAGCTTGTTAAGTCACGTGGTCAGGCCGTCGTCGTCTACAACGAGGTCAAACCCACCATTGATTGGCTGATTGGCACCGAGCGCAAGACCCGCGTGGACTTCTTTGTGTCGGCAGAAGAACCCGGCGAGGAAGCCACCCAGGACGCCAGCAACAAAACCAAGCTGATGAAGTACCTGGACGACACAAACCGCGCCCAGTTTGAGCGCAGCTATGCGTTTGAAGATGCTGCAAAGGCTGGACTTGGTTGGCTTGAAGTCGGTTTGCGTGGTGACAAGTCAGGCGTTCCAATTTACATTGGGGCCGAGTCATGGCGCAACATTCTTTGGGATTCACAGGCCACCAAGCGCGACCTTACCGACGCGCGCTACCTGTTTCGCATCAAGGTTGTTGACTTGGGCTCAAACCCTTTTCCCTGACAAGAAATCCGAGCTTCAATCATGCGTGCAGACTGGTGATGACGCATCAGTGTTCCGGGAATGGATGGGCGGCACTGGGCTGATTGCAGGCCTTGATACCTTCTCAAACATCGAGCCAGAGACAGACTACATCACAGCCAAGCCCGTTGATCTGTTCAACAGCCGCGAGCGTGTGATGCTGCTGGAGTGCTGGAGCCGTGAGCCATTCGCCAACACCGAACCAGGACCATTTGGCATTGCTGACCCGGTGACGTTCAAAATTTCATGTTGCGTGATGACCGAGAAGGACATGCTTGTGGAGTCGTGGAGTCCATTCAGGCATGACCGCTTCCCATTCGTGCCAGTCTGGGCCTACCGTAACCGACGCACTGGCCTGCCTTACAGCCCAATCTTCCCGCTGATTGGCCCACAAGAGGCTAAAAACCACCGCATGAGCCGCAGCTTGTACGAGTCAAGCTCTTGGCGCAGCTCGTCAATGTCCATCACCTCGGGGTTGAACGCATCTTCTTCCAGCCACACCTGATTGGCGCTTGCCTCGTACAAGCTGCGGCTCATGCGGTGGTTTTTA